AGTTCTTGAGGCGTTCAAGAAGGAGTACGCCCGGCGCCTGAACGAACGCGCGGCGGCGATCCAGCACCCATCCGGCCTGCTCGACCACGTCCAGTGTGTGGACGCGAAAACCGGCGAGCGGTTCGCTTTCACCCTGAACGACGAGCAGGCTGGATGGTTCTGGCAGCGCGACGTGCTCGACGGCTGGATCAAGCACCCGCTCAACCTCGTGCTGAAAGCACGGCAGATCGGGATCACCTGGCTGGGCGTCGGCTACGCGCTCTGGAAGCTGCTGACGATGCCGGGCACGCGCGTGCTCGTCGTTTCGATCAACGAGGACGAGGCGATCAAGGTCGTCAACCGTCTCTTCGACATGTTCAACTCGCTGCCGGAGCATCTGCGCTTCGAGGCGAAGATCACCAAGCCGACGCGCGACGCGCGCCCCTCGACACTGATCGAGTTCACCTTCCCTGACGGGCGCATCTCCAGCTGCGTCGGCCTGCCCTCCACGCGCCGCGCCGGTCACGGCGAGACGGCGACGCTCGTCTTGCTCGACGAGTACGCGCGTCATGAGTACGCGCGCGAGTCTTGGAAGGCGGTGTTCGCGACCGCCGACAGCGGCGGCCAGATCCTCGTCATCTCGACAGCCAACGGCGTCTCGAACGAGCAGACCGGCGAAGGCAACTTCTTCCACCACCTGTACGTGAACGCCGAGGACTACGGGATCGACGTGCAGTTCCTGCCCTGGGACCTGCATCCCGAGCGCGACGAGAACTGGTACGAGACGAATGCGCGCGGTCTTCCCTCCACCGACCGCGCCGAGCAGTTTCCGCGCTCGCCCGAGGATGCGTTCATCAACACCGGGCAGTGCTGGTTCGACCTGGAGGCTCTTGCTTGGTACTCGGAGAACGCGCCGCTCGGCGAGCTCTACCGGATGCACTTCGTCTCCGACGAGACGGGCGCGAAAGCGAAGATCCACAAGTCGGAGCTCGGGATGATCCGCATCTACGCGCAGCCCGACCTGACGCACGAGTACGCGATCGGCGCCGACGTCGCGACAGGGCGCGGGCTCGACTACTCCTGCGCCTACGTCGTCGACCTGCAGACGATGGCGATCGTCGCCGAGTTGCACAACAAGCTCGACGCGGACGAGTTCGCGCAGCAGCTGCACTTCCTCGGACGCTGGTACAAGACGGCGCGGATCGCGGTCGAGATGGGCGGCGGTTACGGCGAGCCGGTGATCATCAGCCTCCGCGACGGACGCAAGGGCCGTCCGCACTACCCGAAGCTGTACCGGCACGCGATTCAGGACCGCCCCGACCAGCGGCTGATGTCGAACTACGGCTTCCCGATGAACTCGAAGACGAGGCCGCAGGTGATCAACATGATCGAGCAGGTCGTGCGTGAGCGCGCTGTCCCGGCGCTGCCGCGCACGCTGATCATGGAGTGCCGCACCTTCGTGCGTCAGAAGACGCTGCCCTCGCCGCGTGCGCAGGACGGTGCCAACGACGACCGCGTGATGGCGTTCGGGATCGCCCTTGAGATGTACCGCCTCTACGGCACGCACGAGCGTCGTGTCGTGCGCAAGGCGAAGAAGCGTCCACCCCACTCCTACAAGTGGCAGAGAAGGAGAGCGGCATGAGCTCAATGATGGATCTCGCCGGGGCACTCGGCGGCGCTGGGCCGCCCCCCGGGCCCGACGCCGGTCCGGGCGGACCGCCGGTCAACCTCGACGCACCGCCGCCCGAGCCACCGCCCGACGACCAGGGTGGCGGCGGCGAGGCCTACGCCTCTTCACTCGACGCGCTCGACGGCGCTGAGGAGGCGTTGCACGCCTTCATCAAGCTCGACCCGGACGAGGCCGATCGCGCGATCGCGGCGCAGTGCCTGCAGAACGTGCTCAAGCTGAAGGCCGGAAACCAGAAGGCGCAACAGGGCGGCGAGATGAAGGGTCTGGCTCGCGCGCTGCAGCAGGGCCCGGGGTACTGAGTTGCCCGAGACCGACCTCTACGACAGCAGTGAACAGCGCACTGCGGTCGGGTTGGTCGTGAAGGCGGTTGAGGACTGCGAGCGCCGCTACCACGACAACTTCGTCGACAAGATCGAGCGTCGCTACGCCTCCTACCGTGCGCTCTCCTCGGGGCCGACCCCCGGCACACCCGACGACGAGGACTGGCACTCCGACGTCACGACGCCGTACGTGATGCAGACCTGCGAGGGAATGCTCGCGACGATGCTCGAACCTTCGCCGCGCTTCAACGTGCAGCCGCGCCCGAAGCCGGAGGAGTCTCTGCCCGACGTGCTCGAACGCCTGCACGCTGTCGACGCGATCAGCGACACGTTGCGTTACGCGCTCGACCGCGACGGCTTCGCGCGCAAGCAGCGCGACTTCATGCAGCAGGATCTGATCTGCGGCATCTCAGTGCTCAAGGACTACTGGAACACCGAACGGCGCACCGTCACGCAGCTGGCACCGGAAGAGATCGCGATCTACGACGCCAGCGACACGCAGATCGACAGCATCGTCACGCACTCCGAGCAGCAGGTGAAGGACACGCTCGTCGCCGACGACGCCTGCGCCGAGGTGCGCGACGTGCGCGACTTCTTCTGGCCGTCGCAGGCCGCGAGCGTCGCCAAGGCCGAGTTCCTGATCGACCGCACCTGGGACTCCTTCGCCTCGTTGAAACGCAAGGAGAAGATCGGCTTGTACAAGAACGTCGACAAGCTGAAGGAGGGGAGCTCGGTCGCGCAGATGAAGAAGCTCTCCGACCGGGAGCAGCGTCTGCGCGGCGTCGACCGCACCCAGGACCTGGTCGAGGTGCTGGAGTACTGGACGCCGGAGCGCGTGATCACCGTCGGCAACCGCAACGTGCTGCTGCGCGACGACCCGAACCCGTTCTGGAACGGACGGCTGCCTTTCGTCGTCTGCAGCGCGATGCCGGACGCCTTCCAGATCCCCGGCATCTCAGTCGTCGAAGCGCTGGCGCAGCTGCAAGAGATGCTCTGGACACTGCAGAACCAGCGCCTGGACGTGGTCAGGATGCTCGCCAACTTGATCACCGTCATCCGCTCCGACGTCGATGACCCCGAGGCTTTCGAGTGGGCGCCGAACGCGCAGTGGTTCGTCGAGGACACCGGCCAGGTCGACACGCTCAAGGTCGACCCGACTGTTGCCTCGATCACCTTGCAAGCCGAGGGTCTGTTGAAGGGCGATCTGCAAAACATCATGGGCGGGCTGCCGATGGCGAGCGGCTCCGACTCGCAGACGATCGACCAGCAGACCGCGACCGGCGTCTCGATCATCACCACGATCGCGCAACGGATCATCCAGTCGCGCAAGCAGCACTACCTGTGGGCCTACGCCGACCTGGGCAGGCACTTCCTGCTCCTCTACCAGCAGTTCCTGCGTGACGACCGCGTCGTGAAGATCGTCGGCCTGGAGGGCGCGAAGGCCTACCGCTCGATCTCACCGCTGGAGATCCAGGGCGACTTCGACGTGATGATCGACGTCACCTCCGACTCGCTGCTCCGTCAGGAGCGCCGCGCCGAAGCGCAGTCGCTGCTGCAGATCGCAGCCCAGACGCAGATGGTGTTCGCGCAGTCGGGCGCCCCTCTGAACCTGAAGGCCTTCATGGAAAGGACGCTCGATGCCTACGACATCCCCGACAAGGAGCGCTACTTCATGCCGCCCCAGGTCGGCGCCGCGACCGCGGGCATGCCGCCTGGTGCCCCGCCTGGTGGCCCGGGACAAGCACCGGCACCACCCGCGGGCCCACCCAACGGCGTGACGAACGTCGGCGCCGCCGCCGGTCCGATGTCGCCCAACTCGGCCGACTCGATGAGCCCGGAGAACGCAATGGCAACGATGCTGCGCATGCAGGGAGGCCCGTCGAATGCCCCGTCGCCGTAGGCACCAGCTGACCGAGACCGAGCGCCGCAACCTGATGACGCGCTCGGCGAGCTTGAACGCGCTCTCTCAGCACCCCTCCTGGCCGGAGCTCGAAAACGTGGTCCTGGAGCAGCGCGAGCGACTGGAGCGGGAGATGCTGCGCCGCGCGTTACACGCGAGTGCGGGCCGCTTCGCTCCGCCGGTCAACCAGCGCGAGGTCGACTACCTGCGCGGCTTCATCAGCGGCATGGAGTGGATGGTCGCTGTCCCGACGAGCGCGCAGACGACGCTAGAGAACTACCTCAAGCAGCAGGGCTACGCCCTGGAAGGAGATAGACAGTGAGCAGTGTGACCGACCAGATCCTCTCCGCCTGGGACGACGACGAGGAGGAGTCGGCGCCCGAGCCCGAGGCGAGCGACGAGGCCGTCGTCGAGGAGCCGGAGCCCACCGAGCTCCCCGACGAGGAGGAGGAAGAGGAAACCGAGGAGCCCGCCGAGGAGGAGGAAGAGGAAACCGAGACCGAGGAAGAGGGCGAGGAGGGCGAGGAGGGCGAGCAGCCGGAGGAGCCCGAGGACGAGGTGCTGGCGCAGTTCACCGACGCCGAGGTGCGCGCCTACCTCTCCCGCTACCAGAACGACCCGGAGCGGGCGCTGAAGGCCGCCGTCAACCTGACCCGTGTCCTCAACCGCCAGGGCAAGGAGAAGAACGAGGCGCTGCGCCGCGTCGCCGAGCTCGAACAGGAGCTCGCCCAGCAGCAGGCCTTCCAGGCCGGTCCCGGCCTGCTCTCCCAGGAGCAGGTGCAGTGGGTCGGCGAGGCGATCGAGTCCGGCAACCCGAACCTCTACGTGCAACAGGCCGTACGCGCAGGCGAGTACGAGCTCGCGCGTGCCGTCTGCGCCGAGTGGGCGCGCGAGCAGCCCTACGAGGCGATGCGCGTCTCGCAGGCTGTCGACGGCGCCGAGTACAACGCGCACGCTGCGCAGGTCGCGCAGGTCGAAGACGAACCGATCGACCACGGGCTGCTGCTCGACACGCTCGTCGACAGCTTCCCTGAGATGCCGGTCTACGAGCAGCAGATGATCGAGCACATGAACAAGCTCGGGCCCGGCCATCCGCTGGTCCAGGACGCGCAGTCGAACGATGTGCGCGTCGCCGCGAAAGCACTGGTCAATCTGTACGAGCTCGCACGCGCCTCGACAGCGTCGGTACGTTCGACGCGCGAGCAGCTGCGCGAGAAGACGAAGACTGACGCCGCCGAGGTGCGGCGGCGCGCAGTAGTAAGTTCATCCCAGGCCACTCCGGCCCCAAGCCAGACACCCCGCGGACGCACGATCATGCCGGGCCTGACCTTGGAGCAGCTGGAAGCCGAGTGGGAGAACGAGTAGGCCGAACCGCTGGGCCTCCCTGAAGTGGAGACACCCCGACGTGGGCCGAAGGGAAACCGATCCTTCGACACCCGTAGGGAGTCAACATGGCTGGCACGATTGTTCAGGGCAACATCTCCACTGAGGAGCAGCTGCCCGACGAGCGCGTCATCGACATGGACGAGAAGATTCGCGTCCTCAAGCCCGATGACACGCAGTTCACGACGATGACCTCTCGCGTCTCCTCACGGGTGGCAACTCGTGAGAAGGTGAACTGGCTCGAAGAGGAAGACTTCCCCCGCGTCGTCACCGGCGACGCGCAGACCAACGTCTCGACCGCCCTCAACCTCGGCGCCGGACAGGGGAAGATCGTCGCTGCGAACGACCTGCTGCGCAACATGCGCACAGGCGAAGGGATCCGGGTTGTCAGCGTCGCAACGGACGCGCTCGTGATTGCCCGTAACGTCGGCAACATCACTGCGGTCGCGTTGAACGCAGGCGACAGCTATCTGGTGGTCGGCGACGCGCAGCCGCAGGGCTCCGACTTCCCCTCGCCGCGCTACCTGCAGCGCGTCCTCGGCTTCAACTTCACGCAGATCACCCGCACCACCTGGTCGTTCACGGGTACCGACACCGCGATCGAGCTCTACGGTGGCCGCGAGCCTGCGAAGGAGGCGAAGCGCAAGGCGCGCGAGCACAAGCGGAAGTGGGAGGCGATCGGCTTCTGGGGCATGCGCTCCTTCGCCGCCGCCGTCCCGCCGGAGAACGAACCGCGTGGCACCGCGGGCGGAGCGCTCGAATTCATCACGACGTTCAAGCGCGACGTCAACGGCCCGCTGACGCCGGACTTCTTCGACCTCTTCCTCTCCGACGTCTTCCAGTACGGCACAGAAGACAAGGTGCTGTTCGCGGCACCGCTCGTGGTGGCGTCGATGTCGAAGTGGAACCGCACCGGCATGGGCTCGCAGTTCGAGGCCCCCGACGGCGGCAAGGTGCACGGCGTCAAGGTCGACGCCTTCATCTCCGGCGCCTACGGCTACCGCGTCCCGGTGATCGTCAAGAAGGAGTTCGCCGAGTTCCCGACCACGAACAAGGGCTTCGGCACCTACGCCTTCTTGCTCGACATGAGCTACATCGAGCGCAGGCCGCTGCGTGACCGCGACACGAAGCTCTACACGGAGCAGCAGCCGAAGGGCAAGGACGTCACCTCCGCTGAGTACATGTGTGAGGCGACGTACGAGTACGCCCACGAGCGGGCGCACGGAATCCTGTTCGGCTGTACCTGATCGACAAGTTCGGGGGTGGCGGTGTAGCCCCGCTGCCCCCGATCACCTTTGGAGGTTCGATGCGCTTCATCAGCAAGTACGGGCGCTACGGCGTCTGCGTGCGCCCCCAGATCCAGGAGGCCTACGCAACCGGAATGGCGAAGGTCATCCAGGAGCCGGTCTACGCGATGTTCCAGGTCGGCGAGCTCCTTGCGCACGAGCGCGAGCTCGCCGTCAGTCACTGGATGTTCAACGGCTTCTACCAGGAGCAGGACGAGGTGACGATCATCCCTCCCGACTACCGGATCGGGATCTTCGACTCCGAGCAGGCAGCGATCAACAACCTCTGGTCGGACGAGATCAAGCTGCTGGTCGAGAACACGCTGCTCGATCTCTCTGCGCGCTTCGACGACATGCTCGCCGTGCCCGAGCTCCGCTTCGCACCGCCCTGGCCGCGCTACGACGAGTACACCGGTAGCGCTTCTGCGCTGCTGCGCAAGCTGCTCGACGAGGGCTACGACCTGCAGGACGTGCTCGATTACGAGCAGCAGAACCAGGCGCGGCCGAAGGTGATCGAGGAGCTCACGCGCGAGCTCGCCACGCCGAGCGTCGAGCAGGAGGAAGAGGTCGTCGGATGAGCGAGCGCTGGCGCCGCCCGGCGCGCGTGCTCGACATCCAGCAGTCACCAACGCAGGGGATCTGGCTGCCCGACGGCCGCGTGCAAGGCGAGGTCGAGATCAGCTTCGACGCCGAGACCGTGCAGCGGATGCGCAGCGGCTTCATGTGCGTCAAGTGTTTGGAGCCGTTCGAGCAGGCCTGGCCCGAGCGCTGCCACGTCTGCGGCGCCCCGATCCGCACCGAGCAGGCCGAGTACTTCGCACGCGAGTTCGGCGGCGAGGTTCATCTCGGTCCCACCACCAGCCTCGAAGAGGAGATCGCGGGGCTGCCCGAACGAGCCGCAAAGGAGAAGGAGCAATGAGCGAGATCACTCCGACCGGTCAGCAGTCGGCAACCGATTCGTTGGCGCTTGCCTTCCAGCCCG